TGAATGACGCGGGGCTGTTGGCTATCCTGAAATCTGTTGACCCAGAAACACGTCGGCTTCCTCCGGGGTTCAAAGACTTTGCCAGGGCAGTCGAAGCAGCCCACGGCATCAAGCCTATCTCAGAGTGCAGAGACGGCGAGATTTACTCGCGGTTGTCGGCGCGGGATCACAAGCCGAATGAGCCTGAGCTATTTGGGTGGATGGTGAGCGGTGTGCCGACTGTGATGCGCGGGTCGCTGGCTGAAGCGATCCAGAAGAACGAGGCAAAGCGCATTGGTGGTACTTGCGTGGCGTTCCCGGTGTACACCCGGCCAGACCATTCTGTTGACGCTAACAAAATGGTTGAAGTGCGCAGAGCACGACCTGACGACACGGAGGGCAGTGAAGCATGAGCCTGCTGCCGCTACCAGAAGCATTCCCTGCCGGGTACATCGCTCAAACAGAGCATTTTTACACCGCCAACCAAATGATCGCTTACAGCAAGCAATGCGCAGAGTCAGAGCGCGAAGCTTGTGCCAAGGTTTGCCACGATGTCCAAATGGGCACTTATTTACACCAGTCAAACGATTACTACGACGGCGAAAACGAAGGCGCAAAGAAGTGCTGGCAGCGCATCAGAGCAAGGAACGAATCATGACCATCGCCTACCGCACCCACACCGACGCCCAGGGCCGGGTCTGGCACCCGTTCACCCTGCGCTACAAAGCCGACGAGATGTTCTTCTGCATCACGGTCTATGCCCTGAGCGGCGAGCACGCTGAGTGCATCCTGGACGACATCAAGGAAACAGGAGAAATCTTGTGACACCGACTTACCTATCTGTCGGAACCATCACTCGCTTAGGCCGCCGTTCCGATGGTGAGCCTTGGCACTACGGCACTTTCAATGAAGACGGCAGCATCGACCTGCCGCCTGGTACTCAGCTCTACGTTCTTATCAACCCACCCAAGGAGTCACACTGCAATGAAACCATCCAATCTACTCCCTACCCTCAAGCTCCTTGTTGAGCGCAACCGGCCTGCCATGCTCTGGGGCTCACCCGGCGTCGGCAAGTCTGATCTGGTCGCTTCTCTTGCCAAGAACATGAAGCGCGAACTGAAAGATGTGCGCCTGGCACGCATGGACCCGACTGACCTTAACGCTTAATTGCACAGGGCTTCGCAGAAGTAATTCTGCGTCGAAAGTTACCTAAACGGGGAAACCCCTTGTAGTTCGCATGATCCTAGGTTATACTAGGATTCCCATGATTTGACAAGGACAATCCCGTGCTAAATGTCAACGAAGAAATCTGGAAAGATATGGTCGGCTTAGAAGGTAGATACCAGGTGTCAAACCAAGGGCGTGTACGTTCTATCGTCACGAACCACGGTAAATACCAAGAGCTGATCAAGACCACACGTATACGCTCTGCCAAATGCAACTACCTCTATGTGCAGCTGTCCGTTAAGGACAAGGTGCATCATGAAGCTGTGCATCGTGCGGTGGCGAAAGTGTTCGTACCTAACCCAGATAACAAACCGATGGTGAACCACATCGACGGTGTGAAGCTAAACAATAATGCTTCAAACCTAGAGTGGGTAACTTGTTCTGAGAACCATAAGCACGCTTATGCTTCTGGCCTGCATACCAGTGATGGTACGGTGACGGGCATGAAGCTGGGGTGCTCGTCGAAATTCCACAATGTATCGTGGGACAACGAACGAAACAAGTGGTTGGCTGCACCCAAGATAAACGGCAAACAGTCGTTTAATCGCCGGTTCGACTCTGAAATCGAAGCTGCGAAATATGTGGACCGCATCCTTTCACTGCATGGCATCACAGACAGACCTCGGAACTTCGCTGATTAAATGCCTAACGACTATCCCGCAAGGGAGTAGAGCGCAAGCCAATGGCGCTCGATACGGTAACCCTCCCGTAAGGGAGGTTGATATAGTCTCTTCTGCATGGTGACATGCAGCAGCACAGGAGCCACGGGACTCTGGTGCGGTCGGTACAGTTGCGTGTACCGGCGAAGGTCAAGAAAAGGTTTTCCCAAGATCGCCAAGTCCGGCACCCGCGAGATCATGAGCTGGGTACCTCCAGGCTTCCTGCCGACCAAGGGCAAGGGCATCCTGTTTTTTGACGAGATCAACCTGGCTCCGGCCTCCGTACAGGCAGCAGCCTACCAGCTGGTGCTGGACCGTCGCATCGACGAGTATGAGCTACCCGAAGGCTGGGACATCATTGCCGCAGGCAACCGCACCACGGACCGCTCTGGTGTGCACGCCATGTCGTCTGCACTGGCTAACCGCTTTGTGCACCTGGACTACACCGTCGACATTGACGACTGGCTTGGCTGGGCCAGCAAGAACGGCATTACCGATCTGACTCGTGGTTATCTGCGTTACCGTCCCAGTAACCTGACCACTGACAAGATCGAACCAGGCATGCGTGCCTTTGCTACACCGCGCACCTGGGCCTTCGCTGACCAGATCGCCAACTCTGGGTTGGAGGCTCACGTTGAGCTTGAAACCCTGGCAGGCATCATCGGCCAGGGTATCGCTACCGAGTACATGGGCTACCGGCGTGAGAATGCCAACCTGCCCAGCCTGGACGCAATCCTGCTGAACCCAGAGAAGCTGGAGGTGCCTAAGAGCCCATCCACGTGCCATGCTCTTATCTCTTCGTTAGAGCGCCACACGACACCGGGCAACTTCCCTCGATTGATGAAGTACATCAGCCGTATGAGCAAAGAGTTCGAGGTGGTCTTCGTCACCTCGGTGGTGAAGAACGACACCGACATCTGCGCATCCAAAGCCTTCATTGATTGGAGCCGAGAAAATCGTGACATCCTTATCGGATAGCTGGATCAAGCCAGAAAACTTATCGGCCGACTTAATACGTGCATACAACAAAATGTATATGTCTACCACAGACACTTACATCTCTGCAGCACGCAACAACTACGCCGTCCACTACGCGTCAGCGGTTTATAAGAACCGCCCGCGCTCAGTGGAACGAATGGAGTACGTGGTGCAGCAGGCCATTATTCTTAGGATGAGGCGGTCGTGAACAAAGATCAGTGGATTCATCCACCTTTCCTGAAATGGCACTACGACGTGTGGGAAAGCTTGCCAGGCTCCTATCTTTATTCTGAGCTTGATTCCTACTACAAGGCCGCCACCCGTCCCGTTAACCCCAACTCCATCAGCATCCAGCGGATGGAGAAATTCACCCAGGCGTGCATCGTTGCACGCCTTAAAGGAGAACACTTATGAGCCTTCAAACTCAGGCCATGCTCGTTACTCTCTCAGTGTCGTGCTGGACTGCTCGTGTGCAGGACAAGAAAGTCAGCGCTGAGGTCGAGCAAGCCCACAACGCGACGGACGCCGGACGCTACAACAAGCTGCTGGTCGACAAGACCCACATGGACCCATTGACACAGTTCAGCGCGTCGGTGCGCAACTACCATTACAAAATGACGTTGCCGTGGCTTGACAACGGTGCGCGTCTACTGCCCTCACGCCTCTTCATGGAGTACAGCGCAGAGATACGCAAATTCAAGGCGCAGTATGAGCGCTTGGTCGATGACTTTGTGCAGCTCTACAACTCTCGCCTGGTACAGGACGCCCGTCAGCGCCTGGGTACGATGTACAACCCTGATGACTACCCTGACGGCCATGAGCTGCGCAGCAAGTTCGCCATCACGGTTGACATTGTCCCGGTTCCTGACGGGCAGGATTTTCGAGTCGATATTGGAAGCGATGAGCGTGCACGGGTCAGCCGTGAAATATCTGAGAGCGTGGCTCGACGGCAAGCCGAAGCTGAAAACGCTGCCTGGAGCCGTGCAAGACAGGTCGTATCTACTATCCAGACGAGACTTCAATCCGATAAGCCAGTCATTAGAGACTCTCTGGTCGAAAACGCTTCTGAGTTCGTCCGGCTTCTTCCCGGACTGAACGTCTCCAATAACCCCAAGATGCAGGCTGTATGCGACGAGATTGCTCTCAAACTCATAGTGAACCCGGATGTGCTGCGGCGTTCCCACAGCGCTCGTAAACGTGTGGCGGACGCGGCCATGCAGATTCTGGAGATGATGCCGTGAAATTTGAAGACCTGCCTGAGTCAGCTCGTGACTCTATCGTCGAAAAACACCGCGACATGGACGTCATCTACGACGACTGGTGGGATAGCGTTTACAGCTTCTTCAAAGAAGACATGCTCAAGATCGGTATCGAAGTTGACCGTATCTACTTCAGCGGCTTCTCATCTCAGGGTGACGGAGCCATGTTTGAAGGGCGTGTATGCGATTGGGAGAAGTTCTTAACACACATCAATGCCCCCGAGTGTTACCGACACAAGGAAATTCGTGGTGACATGACGTTCTCAGTTAGGCACTCCGGGCACTACTACCACAGCAATTCGACCAGGTATTCGTTCGATGCTCAGTGGAGCAACGAGTATGTACCCGACTGCTTGCGTCACCATGTCATGGAGGCGCTGATCGGGGAATGTGAAGATGGTCTACCCGAGCTTGAACGCTCGTGCGAAGAAGCGTTCAAAGGTCACATGGACGATCTGTACACACAGCTGAAGGAGGAGTATGACTACCTCACCTCCGACGAACACATTATCGAGTCTCTAGAAGCGAACGACATGATGGAGGAGGAGATCAATGAATATCTCGAAAGCACAAAGGAAAGCACTGAAGATTGTATGGCTCCGTACTGAGGGTATGACCTACCGCCAGTTCCGCCGTCTTGCTCAACCTGGTCCCGGCTGCATCATGGTCCCGTTCGCGGGCATGTGGCTCGGTATCGAAAACGACGGGTACACCCACTCATGAACCAAAAAGCACTTGACCACCTCACCCACGCTCGCACTAGCCTGCTGTTGGACCACTTCTTCTTTGGCCGTTTGGCTTTGTACCTGGAGTTCGTTGAAGAGCCTGAGTGCAAGACCCTGGCTGTGGACGGTAAGCACATCTTCTACAGCCCAGACTACGTGCTTAGCCTATCACGCGAACTGACCAAGAGCGCCATCGTCCACGAGATCATGCACTGTGTGTTCACGCACCAGTGCCGTCGCGGCTCGCGTGATCCGAGGGCCTGGAACGTCGCCGGGGACTATGCCATCAACGACATCATCAAGAAGGCTGGCTTCCCGCTGGATAAGAACTGGCTGCACTCGCCGGCCTTCGCTGATATGTCGGCTGAGCACATCTACGAGCTGCTGCCCAAAGACGATAAGGGCGACAACGGAGGCGGGACCAAGGGTACCAAGGGCGACAACAGTTCTCCTGGTAAAGGTTTGCCCCAGCCCCAGGATGAGATCCGTGATGCGGCAGCTTCTGAAGCTGCGGTCAAGGACAACGCCATCGACTGGGAGATCGCTGTCAGCCAAGCCGCTCAAGCCGCTAAGACGCACGGCAATACACCCAAGGGCCTGGAGCGCTTCTTTGGTGAGCTGGACGCCCCCAAGGTGCCCTGGCGCGAGGTGCTACAGCGCTTTATCACCCAGATCACACGTGACGACTATGCCTGGAACCGGCCCAACAAGAAGTACCTGTCCATGGGCTGGCTCATGCCCTCGCTGTACTCTGAGTCCATGGGTGAGATTGCTGTGGTCATCGACACTTCGGGCTCTATCGACCAGCCCATGCTCGATGCCTTTGGCGCTGAGATCAAGGCTATCGTCGATCAGACCCGCCCAATCAAGCTCACCGTGATTTACTGCGACGCTGCTGTGAACCACGTAGACGAGTTCGCTGCCGGTGAGGACTTGAAGTTCAAGATGCGCGGCGGTGGGGGTACAGACTTCCGCCCGCCGTTCAATCTGATCGAGAGGCGTGATACCCAGCCCATGGCGCTGGTATACCTGACTGACGGCTATGGGCCATTCCCCAAGCAAGCACCTGAGTACCCTGTCATGTGGTGCATGACGACAAGCGTCCGAGGACCGTGGGGTGAGAACTTGAAACTTGAAATTTAACCAAGGAGAGAAACATGGAAGCACTTTTGAAAGAGTTTGAAGCGTTCGTTCGCAAGATCGTTGAAAGCGTCATTGAAAATTATGACGGCAACGAAGTTTTTCATACGCGAGTTGAGAGAGTCATCGAAAACTATGATTTCAGCGATACCGTCGAACGCATCAACGATAACCTCGGATATTTAACTAACGACAACGAGCTGAAAGACGCAATCCGTGAAGTCGTCACTGAAGACCTCACCTTCGAAGTTCGGGTGCAGTAATGGGTTACAGAAGCAACGGTGCATTTCGCGCACGAGGGGACAGTGACAAACTGTTCGCCGTGATCGCCCAGCTGCGGTTGACATATCCTGACCAAAAGGAGCTGATGTCTGTTTTAGAAGACTGCACGCTGTGCGACAACCTGTTTGGTTTCGATTTCGATGGCTGGAAATGGTACGACAACTACTCGGAGGTACAAGCGCTTAACGCAGTGATGGATGAGTTTCGCTACATGGAGGAAGAGGTTAACGGGATAACTTCTCCGGTCTTTGATACTGCATGGCTTCGCATTGGTGAAGAAGATGATGATGTAGAAACCTCGTACACCGGAAATGACCCGTATGACCTCATCAGTTTTGTTCGCACCTATGAAGCTGAAGGCTATCCTACCAAAGAAAATCGTCTAAACTCTATGACAGAGCAAACAAGGATCGACGATGATACAGAGCTGGTCTAACTCCAAGCTGGGTGACTTTGAGAAATGCAAGCACCTGGCATGGCTCAAGCACGATAAACGCATCCCGGAGCCCGAGCGGCCTCTCCCCCCAGGTAAAACGGAGCATGCCAATGATCGTGGCACCCGTGTTCATGATGGCTTGGAGATGTATGTGTCTCACGAGTCAGACTTCCTCCCCATCGAAGCCGAGAAGTATTTTGGCCCCCAGATTGACCTGTTACGTGTCATGTACGCTGACGAGCTGGTCGACCTGGAGGGTGAGTGGGGCATGGACGAAGACTGGGAGATCGCACCCTGGAAGTCTGCCTGGCTACGCCTCAAACTCGACGCTCTGGTGCACTTCGACCCGACCCATGCCCTGGTCATCGACTACAAGACGGGCCGTAAATTTGGCAACGAGATCAAGCATGGCGAGCAGCTGCAGTTGTACCAGCTGGTCACCTTTCTGCGGTTCCCTGAGCTGGAGAAGGTCACCGCCGAGCTGTGGTACATCGACACTGGCGACGTGACCTCTACCACGTTCACACGTGCTCAGGGGCTGCGATTCAAGAACAACTTTCACCGACGCGGCCAAGCTCTTGTCTCTTGCACGGACTTCCCACCGAATCCGAACAAATTCTCCTGCAAGTGGTGCCCATACCTGGACACTGAGCACTGCACTGTAGGTGTTCGAACGTAAGGCGGTAATGCATACCCTCTGGCGGCGAGTAGGTACGTCAAAAGCCCCGGAGGAGAGACAGGGTCCGCCTGAAAGTTTGATTGCCCTGTCTCTGACCGCTACCTTGCACCGGCCAAGGAACGTACATGCCGGTACCCCTTAACCAACTGCGTCTTATGAAATACAAAGCCTTCAAGCATCAACAGAAGTCGCTCGCCCATGCGGATACCACACCCGTTGTTTTTGATTGTTCTGATCCTGGTACTGGCAAAACTGCCGTCCGAATCTGGGCCTTTGAAAAGCGCCGCAAGAAAAAATCAGGATGTGCTCTGGTGCTTGCCCCAAAGTCGCTACTGCGTTCAGTTTGGGCCAATGACGTCCGACGTTTTGCGCCGGGCCTCAAGGTATCTGTCTCCGTCGCGGGTAAGCACGAAGCCGCCTTCGCTGCGGAGGCTGACATGTACATCACCAATCACGACGCGGTGAAGTGGCTGGCCAAACAGAAACCTGCGTTCTTCAAGAAGTTTGACGAATTCATCATCGACGAGTCACCGGCCTACAAACATCACAGCAGGCAACGTAGCAGGGCGATGCTGAAGATCAGCAAATACTTCAAGTACCGCACCTGCATGACCGGTACGCCCAACAGCAACAGCATCACCGATGTCTGGCATCAGGTGGCTATCCTCGACGATGGCAAGCGCTTAGGCCCCAGCTTCTTCAAGTTTCGCAACAGCGTCTGTGTGCCCATCCAGCAAGGCCGAAACAAGGACGCTGTCAGGTGGGAGGACAAAGAAGGCTCAGAAGAAGCTGTGTTCGGTCTGCTGGGTGACATCGTGATTCGCCACAAGTTCGAAGACTGCGTTGACATCCCACCGAATCACAAGTACACCCTGCCCTTCGAGATGTCACCCAAGCACCGCAAGGCATACGACGAGCTGCTGACCCACTCTATGCTTCAGGTGAAGAAGGGCCTGGTCACCGCCGTGCATGCCGGTGCTCTGGCCAACAAACTGTTGCAGGTCGCTTCGGGCGCTGTTTACGAGTCGCCGGACAAGTACCACTTGATGGACACTGGGCGTTACGAGATGGTGCTAGACCTGGTCGAAGAACGTGAGCACTCGCTGGTGATCTACTTGTGGAAACACCAGCGCGACATGTTGGTAGCTGAGGCCGATAAACGGGGGTTGACGTTCGCTCTGATCGATGGTGACACGCCGCTGGACGAGCGCACTGCTATCGAGGCTCGCTATCAGCGTGGCGAGTACCGCGTGCTGTTTGGCCACCCCCAGACCATCGCACACGGCTATACCTTCACCAAGGGCACGACAACGATCTGGCCATCGCCTACCTACAACCTGGAGCACTTCTCGCAGGGCTCCAGACGCCAGTACCGTATCGGCCAGACGAAGAAAACTGAGACCATTGTGCTCATTGCCGAAGGCACTGCCGAGCAGGACGTCTGGGACAAGCTGCTCTGCAAGGAGCAGCGCATGGACAACCTGCTCAAACTTTTCTCTTTACTCTAAGGTAGATTTATGGGAACGAAATATCAAATCGTCAGGTTCTACACCTTGGCGTTCACTGACGGTGGATGCGAACAAGAGAGCCATGACTCCGAACAGGACCGCAACCTGTTTCTGAAAGAACAGGTTGCATCCGAGGATGATTGGTACTGCCTCGACGTTTATGAAGATTTCAGTGTTGATTTTTATTTGGCTGCTACGGGCGATGATGTTGAGGTGGATGAATGAGTTGGGCTTCTGCGGTTAAGAGAGTACGCTATGAGACAGAAGCAAACTTTGTCCGTCCCGTAATTACATTGGCTAGGGTTGATTGGGCCCGTGTGGTCACAGTGGATTTCGAAACGTTCTACAGCGTCGAGTACACGCTGAGCAAGCTGTCCACCAGCGAGTACGTGCGTGACCCTCGGTTCAAGGCACAGATGGTGGGCATCAAGATCGGCGACAAGCCCACCAAGGTCTATGGTCCAAAGCAGATCAAGGCGGCGCTGGCCAAGATTAACTGGACGACCCACAGCTTGCTGTGTCACAACACCCAGTTCGACGGGTTCATCCTGCACCACCACTACGGCATCAAGCCAGCGTTCTATTACGACACGCTGAGCATGGCGCGTGGGCTGCACAGCAATGAGATCGGTGCCAGCCTGGACGAGGTAGCCCAGTTCTATGGCTCGGGCAGCAAGATCGAGGGTGCGCTGGAGCAGACCAAGGGTGTGCTCGACTGGCCCAAGACCCTGTTCGACAAGACCGCTGTCTACTGCACGCAAGACGTGGACCTGACCTATGACATCTTCAAGAAGATGCAGGCCAAGTATCCAGCTGAAGAGATCGACATGATCGACCTCACCATGCGTATGTTCTGTGACCCGGTGCTCAAGGTCGACATCCCGCGTGTCGAGAAAGAGCTGGAGCGCGAACTGGCTGAGCGCGAGCAGAAGTTCTATGCTGCTGTGAACCCACGTGACTGGGACGGTCAGTCCAAAGAGCTGCTCAAGACTAAAGCTGAGCGAGCGCTGACCGGCGTTGAACGCGACATGCTGATGATCAAGCGTGTCATCGGCAGTAATGAGCGCTTCGCCAAGTTGCTGGAAGCCGAGGGCATTGAGCCACCCGTCAAGATCAGCCCTGCCTGGATGGAAAAGTCCAAGCTCGATCAGAGCGACGAACACAAGTGGACATTCGCTTTCGCCAAAGACGACCTGGACTTCATCAACCTGCCTGCTGATATCGACACATGGCGCGGTAACCTGGACCCGGACATTGTGCAAGATGTACCACTGATCGTCGCCAAGCAGCAGCGTATCCAGGACCTTATCGACTGCCGCCTGGCGGTGAAGTCCACCACCAACATCGCTCGGGCTGAGCGCTTCTTGACAGCTGGTGCTAACGGCATACCACTCCCGGTCGGGTACGCCTACTACCGGGCGCATACCGGGCGCTTTGGCGGCAACAACAAGATGAACATGCAGAACCTGACCCGAGAAGGTGAGCTGCGTCAGTCCATCCTGGCCCCCAAAGGCCACGTGCTGGCGGTGCAGGACTCTGGGCAGATTGAGGCTCGTGTGAACGGCTGGCTCTGGGACCAGGACGATCTGATCAAAGCATTCCGGGTTTCAGATGCAGGCACCGGCAGCGACGCATACTGTAACTTTGCCTCTCTGGTCTACAACCGCAAGATCGCCAAGGCCGACAAGGACGAACGATTCTTGGGCAAGGTGTGTGTTCTCGGGTTGGGCTACTCCATGGGTGCTGACAAGTTTCAGCTGACCCTGGCCAAAGGTGCTCTGGGTGGCCCTCCCATCCACTTATCCAAGACCGAATGCATGAAGATTGTCAACCTGTACCGCCGTACCAACTACAAAATCGTGCAGGGCTGGGACACCTGCAAGCGAATCATTGAGGAGATGGCTGCGGGCATCGTTGGTTCCTACAAGTGTATTGCTTGGGAGAAAGACATACTTTGGCTGCCCAACGGCATGAGTCTCAAGTACCCAAACCTGAGGCCATCGGTCGACGCCAACGGCTGGAACACTTGGACTTACCAGTCCGGTGATATCCGCAAGAAAATTTACGGCGGTCTGCTGTGCCTTGGCGCGAAGACCCAAGTGCTTACTGACAACGGGTGGAAATCTATCATCTCAGTTAGATTAGATGATAAACTATGGGACGGTGCTAATTGGGTTAGCCATTCAGGCTTAGTCCATCAAGGCGTCAAAGAGACCATCAGCTTCGGAGGCGTCGATATGACACCCGACCACGAAGTGCTGGTTAATGACCACTGGTTCGCAGCAGAGGAGACCACCCACCATGAAGCTACATCATCGTTCGCGCAACATTACCGGGCTCCAAATCGGCATGTTGACAGCAGTTGGTCCGGTTGGCAGCGATGGTCGACGAACCCTGTGGACAGTTCGCTGCCAGTGTGGAAACACCCGGATTCTGTCAGCTACGGAATACATGAGGGGCAATACGAAGAGCTGCGGATGCTCGACGGCTCGGTTTTTATCCGAGTCAAGGACGACGCACGGTATGTCGAAGCACCCCGCGTACGGAGTATGGCGCGGTATGCTCGACCGCTGCAATCTTCCGAGCCACAAAGCATGGGCACGCTACGGCGGGCGCGGGATTACTGTCTGTCCGCAGTGGACCGATTTTCAGGTTTTCTGGTTAGATATGCAGACTGGGTACAAGCCGGGCTTGGAGCTGGACCGCGAGAACAACTCACTAGGGTACACCCCGGAGAACTGCCGCTGGGTAACGAGCAAGATCAACTGTCGCAACACACGCTCAGAGCTGCTTATCCAGACACCAAATGGCCCAATGCCGTTATGGCAGGCTGCCGAGGTGTCTGGGATTGGGAAGACGACGTTGCATTACCGCCACAGCCACCAGTGGCCTTCAGCCCGAATGTTCGACAAGCCGGACGTCAGCAACAGGATGTCTTCGACCTCGTAAACGCTGGGCCTCTTAGGAGGTTCACTGTTCGGGGCGATGACGGCATGCCATTCATCGTCCACAACTGCGAAAACATCGTGCAGGCGCTGGCTCGGATCATCGTGATGTCGCAGATGATGGACATCACCAAGAAGTACCGCGTCGTGATGACCACGCACGACGAGGTCGTGACCATGCCCAAGAAGGCACAGGCTGAGGCTTGTACCAAGTTCATGTACCACTGCATGACAACACCCTTGCCTTGGTGCAAGGACATCCCGCTCAACGCCGAAGGCGGCTGGGCTGTGAATTACTCGAAATAAGTTTTACGGGGCCAGAAGGCAGTCTGGGGCTACCCGGGCTGGGCCACCCTTCCTGGCCCCACCACGTTCATTTGGAGGTCTCTATGGCATGGTACATCAATCCCTACAACCTACCCACCGTTCGCAGCTACCAGAACGCTAAGGAGGTGTACGAAAAATCTCCTGAAATCTCGTCTATAGCGGGGTGGCGCGGGCTGCACAACAAGCGTGATACCAGCAAGATCGTGCGGATAAATCACGATGGCGCTATCTACTTCAGGTACCACCACACTGACATGGTGGTGTACCACTCAACCACGCTGCTGCAGGTGACGCGCTTCGACTCATCCAGCTCTGTGATGTTCGCTAACCGGTTCCTGCCCATAGGGCTGGATGCTATGAGCGCTGGTGGTGAGATGTGGGTGACTGACTGGCACGGCAACGCCTATCAGCCAAATCGCCGGGACGTTCTGATGTTCGATCTGGTGGACGGGCGGTGGCAGGTGCAGCCTGACACAGTTGCGGAGGTCGAGCACAAGGTGCTGGACCGCAAGCTGGCAGCGCGTGTGTGCAAGACCCTGCGGCCGCTGCATGACTGGCGCGAGAGCGTACGTCGCGTCGGCGTACGGCTAGAGCGTGGTCGGGACCTGGCGTCTGCGTTCAGGATGATCCAAAGCATGCTGATCAAGGGTCATATCCCGGAGGAAGCCTACCCCGCGCTTGGCGCCTATGAGCTGCCTAACGAAGCCATGTACGTGCTTGCTGGGGCGGTCAAGAGGGTCAAGATGCCCTTGGGCACGATGGCCAAGAAGTCGCCTTACGACCATACACAGGCGTGGAGTTATGTCTAAGCTCTATTTGCGATCCGTTAAAGATTCTAGTACAATTCACCCACCAAGGAGAACGCCACATGGCCGTCACGAAGACTAAACCCATATCAACCGGAGCCATCATCGATCAGCTCTGGGCCTGTAAAGAGGAGAAGAAGCTCCTCACTGCCCAGATCAAGGAAGCTGATGGGCGCATCAAGGAAATTGAAGACACACTCATGGAGCGCTTCGAGTCCGAGGGCATGACCAAAGCCACTGGTGCCCGCGCCACCGCATTTACCACCTCCAGCATCGTTGGAGACGTGCAGGACTGGGAAGAGTTCTGGACATTCATCATCAAGAAAAAGTACACCCAGCTCCTGCAGCGGCGTGTGTCTGAACCTGCATACCGCGAACTCCTGGAGAAGGGGATCAAAGTTCCGGGAGTAATCCCGTTCACCAAGAAGTCCATCGGGCTTCGCACTGTCGACAAATCGTAACTCTATGAAAGATTACAACCATGGTAACTAAAACCCCCGCTGCCAAAAAGGCCACCACGTCCACCGCTGTGGCGGTCAAGAAATCCACCGCTGTAGTGGACATCCAGACGATGCTCAAGCAGAGCCGTGAGAGTCTGGACGGGCGCACTGCGTCTTCGACTGGTAATCAGATCAAGACCAACGGCAAGATGTTCACTTTCCCTGATGGTCGTAAGGCCCCCAGCGCTGACTTCGTGGTCGTGGACTTCGTCTCCCGCAACGAGTTCTATGATCGTGACTACGACCGTGACAGCATCTCGCCACCGGCCTGCTTCGCTATCGGGACGGTCATCAAAGCTCTGGTCCCCAGCGAGAACAGCCCTGTCAAGCAGGCTGATGAGTGCAAGGACTGCCCGATGAACGAGTTCGGCTCCAAGGGCAAGGGCAAGGCATGCGCCAACTGCTACTACCTGGCTGTGCTGCCGCCTGACGCTGATGCGGACACACCGATCAGCACGCTGAAGGTCTCTCCCACCGGGCGCAAGAGCTTCGAGGCGTTCATCGCCGGTCTGAAGAGCATCCAGTCGTCCCCCGTGGAGAACATCGTCACGGTCTCGTTCTCTGATGCTGTGGACTACCCGCAGCTGTCGTTCGAGGAGGTGGTGCCCAACGACGCTATCGGCGCTCACATCGTTCGTATGGCTGAGGCTAAGGTGCTGCTGGCACAGGAGCCTGATACCAGCTCATACGCACCTCTGGTGGCTGCCAAGCCCGCTGCTCGTCGCGGTCCGGCTGTCGCTCGTCGCTGATCATGGCGGTCAACAAATTTCGTGTCGCCCAGGCGCTGAAGTCATTCGGTTCGCTGAATGGCGTCATCAAGGAGTTGACCGAAGAAGAAGTATTGGCATGCCTCTCCCAAGAGGCTGCCACCACACGTCGGCCGTCCATCCTGGACCGGCTGATATCCCGAGCCGTCCGGCTCAATGAAGTCTCGTACCAACGCCAACTCAAGGAGAAATTCAATGGCTAAGAAACCTACCCTCACCCCCGCTGAAATCAAAGCTCGCAAAGCCGAGTTGAAGGCTGCCGTCAAGGCCAATCAGGAGTCCCTGAAGCCCTACGTGGTCAACGTCAAGGAGGCCGAGAAGGCAGCAGCGGCAGCGAAGAAAGAAGCCGACAAGGCTGTGGCTGCGGCCCAGAAGAGCGCGGCTACGGCTGCGGCTCAGCTGGCCAAGGCACGTGCTGCGTCTGACAAGGGCATGGCCAAGTTAACTGCGCAACTGGAAGCCATTGACCCTGTTGTTTCTCCTGCTTGAGATCCCCCCCCAGTAGCATAGTACATATGTCAGAAACTTCTGACATATGTACAAGGCTCAAAACATAGAAGGGATATTTTCGTGCGCAGCATTATGGTGGATTTGGAAACCCTCGGCACAACTGCCGACGCGGTGATCCTGAGTATCGGAGCGGTCAAATTTGACCTGGAGACTGGCAAGATCGACGACGAGGGGTTCTACTGCTCAGTGTCGATCGAGTCCAACCTCGACTACAAACGTCGTATCAGCGAGAGCACCATGCTCTGGTGGTTCAAGCAGCCCGCCGCTGCGCAAGAGGTATTTCACGAGCCCAAAGAGTCGTTGAGCACCGCCTTGGTGGAACTCAGCGACTGGATTGGTAACGAGAAGTTCCTCATGTGGAGCAACGGTGCCGACTTCGATATCCCGATGTTGTCGCACGCATACACCCAGATGCAGGTGGAAATCCCCTGGAAGTTCTTTGACTCCCGCTGTTTCCGTACCTACAAGAACCTGCCCGGAGCCAAGGACATCCGTGCTCCTGCTCTGGGTGTCAAACACAACGCGCTGAGTGATGCTTACCAGCAGGCTCAGACCGTGGTGGCAATTCATAAAGCCCTTTTTCAGAAAGCCGAAGAACATGTCAAACATTGACGAAACCCTCGCTGAGCGCGGCTCACGTTACGGCGAGTTCGCTGACCATGCGGACATCACGCAGTCCCTCAAGGACACCATGCGCGACGGTGCCAGCTGGAACAACATGGAAGACGACCAGAAGGAGTGCCTGGAGATGATCGCCCACAAGATCGGGCGTATCGTCAACGGTGACCCGGACTATGTTGACAGCTGGACCGATATCATCGGCTACACCCGACTGGTGGAAAAGCGGCTGCTCAGCAAGGTGGCAGCGCCGACGCTGGCCGACGCGCTCAAAGCGTTCAACGAGAAGATGAAGCAGCCGGTTGAAGACGAAGCCGACAAGCTGTTGAACCACTTGCGTGGTTTGTCGCCCGGCTTGCACGTCATCTACATCGACGAAGAAAGTGGCGAAGCTTGAGTGCTAAGCCCGAGACCAACTTCACGTCTCGGGTCCACAAGTATCTCCCCAAGACCATCTACCACATGAAGAACAACAACCCGTACCTGTCGGGTGTTGCGGACGTGTGGTACAGCGGTCGGTCGGGGGACCTGTGGGTCGAGTACAAGTTCATCGCTATCCCCAAGCGTGACGACACCGTGATCAATCTGGTGCAAGGCAAAACACCGGCCATCTCACGGCTGCAGCAGGCTTGGCTGGAGGGCAGGTTCAACGAAGGCCGACAGGTCGCTGTGATCCTGGGCTCCAAAGAAGGTGGTGTCTGTTTCCTTGATCTGCATTGGCAGCATGGGTTCACAGCACGCGAGATGCGCAGTTGGCTCATGCCACCCCAACGCGTGGCCTTAGAGATTCAAAATTTGGTGGACCACCAATGAACTTTGCGCATCTTTTCACAACAGCACGTGTCTTGCGTGCTACGTACCAGATCGTCACCACGACGATCTTGCTATATTACATCGCTACAAGGCGGCGTAATAATAGGGGTCACACCCGCATTCGGCGGGGTTATTACGAGGACGATAATCATCCAGATTTTTAAGCAAGGAGATGGTCATGAGATACACAGAGAAAGGGCTGCTACACGCCCTGGAGAAGATTTTGCGCGAGTCCGGGAAAGCCATGGACTGCGTTGAGCTGTTCGACTACCCCGAGGTCCGTGAGCATGCGGCCTCACCTAACCGGGTGTCAGACTATCTGGGCTCTATCTGGCGCAAAGGACTGTGTACTCGGACCCCATCTTCTGGGGACGGTAAGTCAAGAGCCCGCTGGGTCTACCAATGGAAGACCGAGCCTATCACTAGCGCAGCCAAAGACGCTCCGCCGATTGAGGGCCTGGTCTATGCACCCAAGCTCTTGATTGACCGGCCCCTGCTTCAGATCACTGAAGAAGGTCACACCATCCAACTCACAACACCCCACTTGACCATCCTGATCAAGACACACTAGCTGGTGCCGTAGGGCACACTGCGAAATCTATTCTCTATGGACGACACATTCACGACTGAAGACCGCATCCGGGCCAAAGACCAAGGCTGGTGCCTGGAGTACGTGTTCGACACAGAGAGAAACAAATGGCTGCTGTGCGTGCTGCCGCTCGACATCATGGGCGACGCCCGCCAGGTCTTGGCCGTGGTTATGTCACGAGCCAAGCAGCGCGATCTGCTGTGCATTAAGGCACTGCGGATGATTCATCAACACAATTTGAAAGGCTCAAAATGAATGACGCATTAGACAACATAGCTGAGGCTATCCGCTCAGCTGCAAGCAACCTCGGTACAGGAAACGCAGGCACCGAGATGGGGGCCATTGAGTTTTTAGCAGTTTCGATCAAAGAGGGCCTCGATAACCTTGCTAACGCCGTTCGCGAACACGCTGAAGCTGTCCGGGAAGCAAGCGATGTTTAAGCCAACCCTCGCCGTCAACGCCGACTTCTCCAAGATTCAGTACCCTGTTTATGCATCACCCAAGCTTGACGGCATTCGATGCTCTATCGTCGACGGCAAGGCACTGAGCCGCACGCTCAAGCCGATCCCGAACAAGCACATCAGCGACTGCCTCAGCAACCCAATGTTCGACGGTCTGGACGGTGAGCTGATTGTAGGCAGCCCCACCAGCAAGACGTGCTACAACGAATCAGTGTCGGGTGTCATGGCATTTGACAAGACCCCGCACTTCAACTACTACGTCTTCGACATGCACACCGCTGGCGGCCGGTTTGAAAGTCGCCTCAGCGTCCTACGCAAGCTCACCGCTGTACTTCCAGGGCGTCCCTATATCTGCCTGCTGGAGCAGAACCTCCTGTCCAACGAAGACGACATGCTGGCCTATGAAGCTGCCAAGGTAACCGAGGGCTATGAGGGCATCATCCTGCGCCACCCTGACGCCCCCTACAAGTATGGCCGCAGC